TCATGGATAAAGGGGAAGTCGCAGAGGAAGCGGTGCTAAATTATTGTGATCGCTCGTATGAGTATTTTATTGAAAAATTCGGGGAAATACCGCCTCCAGTACGCCAGGCTTCGCTTCTGCTGGTAGATTTATACTACACGAAACGGTCTCCTGCCGATGCACAGAACATGTCGGCGGTGCCGTATGGTAACATTGACGCGTTGCTCAGACCGTACATGAAACTCGCTTATGACGTAAACGAAAACAACAATAGATATGGCTGTCCAAGATTATAAAATCAATTACAAAAGTGACTTCGTGCTCACAATAAATGGCGATGCAGGCTGGGCTGTCCCATTCTGCATCAAGTTCTGGACTGGTATGCCCTCGCAGGCGTACTTCGTCGGGTTTGATGGTGTGAAATACGTGAACTGCCGGGTGGGCGACACCCCCACGCAGCTGCTGGTGATGTTCGACGACCACCACCTGCCCATCGGCAAACTGGAAATGCAGATTGCCTACCACACCACCATCGAGGAGTTCCCTGGCTCGGTCTTCGACGAGGTGACGAACGCCCGCGATGTGATCGTCACCATCGACGGCACCGACTACCAGGTGCTGCTCGACTTTACAGGAGAAGATGCCCCCGAACTCGAGTTCAACCTGCCCGCCTATGCCAACGAAGCCGAGCGCATCCAAAACGAGCTCCAGCGACAGCAGAACGAAGCCGCTCGCATCGCCGCCGAACTCCAGCGCGAGCAGGCTACCGCCGCCGCCGTGCAAGGAGCCGAGAACGTGAACGCCCAGCTCAACGGCACCACCCTGACCGTCACCAACCGCCAGGGCGTGAGCACATCGGTAAACACAAAGGGCGAGCGGGGTGAACGTGGACCCGTCGGCCCCGAAGGTCCGCAAGGTCAGACTGGTGTCAGCATCACCGGCCTCGTTAAGACCAGCGAAACCGAAACGGACACCCTCTACAACGTGACATTCAGCGACGGCACTACCCAAGCAGTCGCCATTCCGAAAGGCGCAAAGGGCGATACGGGAGCCACAGGCCCCACAGGTCCTCAAGGCCCGCAGGGACAGACGGGTGTCAGCATCACCGGCCTCGTTAAGACAGGCGAAACCGAAACGGACACCCTCTACAACGTGACATTCAGCGACGGCACCACCCAAGCAGTCGCCATCCCAAAGGGAGAGAAAGGAGACCGAGGCCCCGCCGGGCCTACCGGTCCCCAGGGCCCGATGGGCGATGTCGCCGTGATCACCCCCGAGCAGCAGGCCGCCTTCACCATGTACAGCACCACCGGCCAGAACACCGACGGCCCAATGACTCAGAAGGCCGTGACGGATGCCCTCGTTGACAAGACAAGTGTTCCGACAAGTCAGACCTTGCTTTCAACACTGTTTACTTGGACATCAAAAAAATTCATATCAGGCATAGGCGGATTGGGGGCAGAACTTGGAAGTGAGAATAATTCAGGTTCGACATCATCATTCTCAAGCGGATATGTAGATATAAGTGGATATTCAAAGATTGATATTACACTTCCAAGGTTCGGTGATGCAACATTATCTCCTGGTGCTTGTTTCTATGATGAGAACCATGTGGCAATCAGCGGTATGTGGAAGGCTGGAGAGACTCCCGCAAGCACTATGGGAACATATACATTCATTGTGCCTTCTGGAGCCAAGTATGTAAGGGCTACAAGCAGAACAGACTATGGCCAATTTAAATGCGTTGGATATACTGAAGGCTCAGTTAATGATAAGACCATTCAGCTTATTGAGGATGTTAAGGCTGCCTATGTAGATGAAGAGGTGAATCTGAAAGGATTTTTCACATGGCCACAGGGTAGTACAATGGTATTTGGTAAGGACGGGAACAACACACAATATACAGGCAATATCGGTTCTTCAAGCCTTACAACAAGCTATGCCAGCGACTATGTAGATATAAGCGGATATGACAGTATCAGAATAACCATTCCGCAGTTTGGGAATGACTCATTGGCTGGTGCCTGCTTCTATGATGAAAACCACACACCCGTTGAGGGAATATGCTATGCCTATAAAACTCCAAGCGGAATGGTGGCATATACATTTGAAGTCCCTGCTAATGCCAAGTATATAAGAGCAACAAACAGAACTGATTTGGGAACATTCTCATGCTATGGCATACACAAGATTGCCGTGTCTGAACTTATCTCTGAGCGTGGGACTTCTGAATTTGACATTGCATCATTATTCCGTTGGACACAAGGCAAGTACATACACCAGAATGGCGAAGTTACTCAGTCAGGTTCAAATGACTCCTGGGCATCTAACAAGGTAATGGTGTCAGATTATGACAAACTTCGCATAATGCTTCCTGTTATCAATGGCAACTTCGCCAATGCAGGATGGGCATTCTATGACAGGAACGATGTATATATAACTGGCGGTGCAATGGTTGATGGGGATGCAGATTCACCGTATATGACTGAAAAGACATTGAATGTGCCTTCAAACGCAATGTACTTCGCAACTACATGGAGGAAGGATAATGGAGGTGTATTCTACTGCTATGGCATTAAGGACGCACAGGAAGGATATGATGATATATGCAAAACTGTCACTAAACTTGCCAATGAATATGCAAGTGTGAAAGACTATGGGTGTATTGGTGATGGAGTTGCAGATGACACAAATGCCTTCAAGGCTGTAATGGCATCTGGCAAGAAGAGGATATTCATTCCTGCTGGTACATACAATATTGGGCAGACTCTACAGATACCTACGGGTACAGAGTTCTATGGAGAAGGAATCGGAAGGACAGTGCTTAATTTCCTCGGCAAGACTAACTCGAAGTTCGGAGATAATGTATATACTGCATTAGACTGGCGAGGTTATGATATGTACACATTGATTAATGCAACAGGCAGTGGTATTCACATACATGATATTGAGGTAACAGCTTCTGATATTGTCAATGATTACAGATATATTGGCATATCTATATATAATGCAAGTGACGTGACGGTTAATGATGTCAAGGTATCTGAATTGAACTTTGACATAAACAGAAACCCAGGTTTGCAGTTTGAATGGGCCTTCAATATCTATATATGGGGAAACAGTACGAGGGTATTGGTTGACCATTGCGTCAGTGAGTATGGAGGCTATGAGAACATTGGAACTGAGGACGCAACTGATATTATAATCAGCAACTCATACTTTGGTATCGGTTTTAGATGTTCCGTTCAAATTCACAGGGGTACTAAGCGTATAAGGTTTGTAAATAATACTGTTGACAATGATAACACTATAAGTGCTTATTCTGCGTTGACCATACACGGTATAAGGACTAGCTGTGTTGAGGATGTATCTATAGCCAATAATACGATTTATGGTAATAGCATACAATTTGTACAAAGTGGCTTCCAACGTATATACATCGTTAATAATTCATTAACGAGTAGGACATATTCTGGCAGCGTAACAACATACAGTATCCATGACCTTCTTGGGGATGGAGAAAGCACGGATTGGCCTAATAATGTTTTCATTATGGGCAATCGCATGTTGCATACTACTGGGCGTGGAATCTATCTCAAGCGTGGCAACAACTATATCATCAAGGACAATGTGATTGATACCGTGAATACTGCCATTGAACTGAAGGCTACCAGGTATATCTGCAAGGACAACATTCTTGTTGACAATACAACGAAGACACTTAGTGGAACTGAATGGGTGGATTCTTAAATATGTAGGCTATGGCAACGTATAGGAATAACGATGATGCTCTCATGGAGAGAGTGAGGAGATACATCAAGGGGCTTGGCTACTATGCCAAGCAACCTGGTGGTATTCCTGCCTCTGACCTAGCAGGATGGGTGCTTCCTTCTGCGGTTACTGACAAGTCTGTCGGCGACTTGGGCTATACGAAGAACGAGGGGACAGTGACGGGGGCGAAGGTGAACAACGTGATGATTGAGGATGAGGACGGGGTGCTTGACATCGGCACGGTGGTTACTGACGTGAGCGGGAAGGCCTCATGGGATGTGTACTGGAGAAACTGCCTATGTGATTCCTGAAAGTATAGCATATTTTCAACATCTTAAATAGTAAACCCCACGCAAGAAACCGCCCGACTATCAAAAGCCGGGCGGTTTTTTTATGCCCGAAAAATTGAGAACTATGGCATACACTTCAGGAATGATGAACAAGCGGGTGAAGGTGGCGAAGAGAGCTGCCGACACCGCAACGAACTTCGGCAAGAACGGGCAGATGAGGTATTCCATCCTCGGGGAGTTCTGGGCAGCGGAAGATTTCAACAAGGGAATTAAATCCTTGCGCGAGGGTGCCATCGATGCCTACGACACGGTGATGTTCCGCATGCGCTACCACAAGGACATCGACCGCTGGTGCCTGATTCAGTACCAGGGCCGTTGGTATCAGATTCAGTCCTTCAACGCTAACTACCAGGACAATCAGATTCAGATCACGGCAATGGAGCTGGCTAACCAGCAAGTCACCATCGTGGAGTAAACCACAGCCGCAATACAAGCGAAACAAAAAGAGAACTTTATGAATATACTCAGTAATTTATTCACGCCCACGGGAACCATTCCCTGGAAACGCAGGGAGGTGAGCAGCGGAGTTCCCGCCACCACCGACCCGTCGGCGGCAAGCAACCAGCAAACCACCACCGGCGCAACCTTCGAAGAGAAGATTGTGCGGGTGCGTCGGCCTGAACTGGCTCTCACGGTGTCGGCGGTCTATCGTGCCGTCGAGCTCCGTGCAAAAACGGAGGCACAGTTCTGCGTTCAGTACCAAAAAATGAATGCGGCTGGCGGCAACTTTGTGCCGGATATGTGGGGACCAGGCAAGAACATTAACTATCTGCTGCAAGTGCAGCCGAACCCCATCAGCAGCGCGGCATCGCTCATCGAGCAGGTGGTCATCCGCCGTCTGCTGTTGGGCAACGCCTTTGTGTATATCGAGCGGGATGAATGGAAAGACCCTGTGGCCTTGTGGCTGGCAGAGTGTGGCGGCTATAACGAGGTGACCGGCACCTATGCGCTGACCTACCTCAACGAGCGCGGCGTGAAGTTCAAGGTGGATGCACCGCGCGAAGATGTGCTCCACTTCCCAAACACCTTCCGATATTACGACGGATTCTGGGGCATGTCCACGCTGCAATACGCTTTCG